GTTATCTACATGAGTATATTCGTCTTTTTGGTGTTTTTCCCAAAGTTTCTTGGTTAGATCGTTTGCATTCTTGTTTGTATCTAACTCAGTTGCCACTAAGGTTCACCTTTTTTAATGCATCTTGTAATATTATGTAGATATTATTACATGAATAGTGATCAACACCATTTTTACGTACTGATTTTTTTATTTCTTCAACTGTATCATCAATAAGTTTAAAGTTAGGTGTGTATGCATTTGCTATTACTTCTGTTTTTAGATTATCTGCTACTGTTTTCACTATTTTTTTCTCTTTCTTACTAAGTGGTACTTTACCGAAAGGTGTATCTACTTTTTCATGAGGATTTTTCTCATATGCGTACATAGTTCCTGCATCTGCTCCTTTTGTTGTTTTAGTCTTCTTTGCCATCTTCCCACCTCCTTGTTTGTTCAAATTCTTGTTTTACTAGCTCTCTTGCTTGTCTTACTGTCATTTGTGCTGATTTTCTTAACTCATCAACTGTTTTAGTCTTAGTCCATCCAAAATCAACTGCTGTTTGTAATGTTTTCTTTACAACTTCAAAATTACTTGGTGTAATGCCGTCAGGGAAGTTCTTTTTACTCATTGTTGTTCCTGTTCCACTTGCTGGTGCACCTTGTGCAACTCCACCAGTATCTGATGGTCTAGAGTTTTCAGGTTCTCCTTGTGCTTGTTGTCTCTGTTCTTCTGCTTCACCTAGGGAATTACCTCTACTTCTACCTTCAATTTGACCCATTGAGTTAATTGGGTCTTTACTAATCTTATATTCACCTTGATGTGTTCTTGTAATCTCGAATCCCATGCCTTGTAATGCTTGCATATTGTTAATTTCAACACCATCTTGTTGTAGTTCTCTAAGTTTATCATTCTCTTCTCCTGCTTTTAATTTTAGATCCCAGTCATCTACACCAAACATTTCAGCTAATTTCTTAAAGAATGCTTTGTATAGTATGTCTTGACCCCATTTTACTGCTCTGTTTGTAATTGTAACTTGTAAACCTTCTTGTGACCATCCTCCTACCATTTCACCGTAGTAAAGTGGTAGAACACCATAGATAGCACCTATAATCTGTCTTAATTCTTGTCTAATTGCAATAAATTCTAATTCTTTTAATGAACCTGTAAAGTCTAACCATTGTGCCATGTTTTGTCCACCTTTATCTTGTTCAACAAGTAATGGATGTATCATGTAAGGGTCTTCAGTTGCTTTTTGTTCTAATGCATCCCATGATTTTCTAAATGTTTCATAGTTACGAGAAGCAATAACTAACATACCTCTTGGTGGTCGCATCTTATCAAAGTATTTTCTAACATACTCATCCATATGAGATAATGACATTGCTTTACTCCATACAGAATAAATTGGGCTATAACCGTAAACAAGTGATGGTTTATACTTACCAGCCTTCCAAACTAGTTCACCTTCACCATAAATAACACGTTTTGGTTGTGGTATACCGATTGAATAGACTGAATTCACTTCACACACTGCTTTTAGTGCTTCTGCACCACATTGATCACATTTATTTGATGAAAGTCGTGTATCACGATGTTCAAACCGAGGACATACAAATACTTTGTTTCTTTTATCATCATAACCAATTCTACCGTCACTATCTGCAATCATTGCAACTTGTGGAGGGTCTACACGAATAATTTCTTTAATTTCAGTTTTTCTTTGATCAATTTTACCTGATCTATCATCTACATAATAATTCTTTAGTAATAGCATGTATGCATTGTCTGCAATCTCTAAATCTCTCTCTAGTTGTCTACATACGTCTTCTAAACTTTGCTCGTTACCATTTATTGTCTTTGTCATTAAATCTTCAAGTTGTTTTCTGTGTTCTGGTACAGGTCTTCTTAAATCTTTAGAACCACATGTATCACACATTATAGGCTCTAATTTTTGTTCAGGTAAGTCCTCATTTAGACCTGCTGGAGTAACTTCATTTGTTGGTTTGTATTGAAACTCTTTACTACAGTTATTACATTTGTATTTGAATCTCTCTGTTATCTCAAAGCCATTCTTAAACATCTCTCTGTTAATGGTTTCAATAGGTATTCTGAGTGCATCTATATTATCTGCTAACTCATATATCATAATAAGTGGGAATGGAAAAATTGGTAATTTAGCACCTGTATCGGTACTCATATAAGGTTGTGAAATTGATGGTCTTACTGTAGATTCTGTATAACCCTTATTTGATAGACGGAATGCACTCTTAATGCTATCTACTAAGCCCATGAGTATTCATTAGTGACTACGTATATAAACTTTGTCCAGATTTGTAATGTTTTTGTTATCCACTATGTTCGGTTACTGCACAGTGAATGTCTCTACCTTTATTGCTTTTACAAGTGCAAGTACCATGTGTATGTTCTACATCTCCACCTTCATGTGAATGTGTTGTACCATCTTCATGTGTGTGTTCAGTAGATTTTCTATCTAATATTCCCATAGAAATAGTTATATGTGTTTATTAATAAAGATTTGTGTATCATTGGTGTGAGCTTGCATACTGTACTCAGAGGACTGACGTAGCGACTCAGGTGATACATTATATAGGTGATACTATAGAAACAATTATGGTAGAACTCAGTACAAAAGAATATAGTATGATATTCCGTTGGTTTGAAAGAGCATTCGCAAAAAATTCTCCAGCAGATATTCCATTAGACGATAAAAGAGTTTTTTGGAAACTAACGTTCTTAGCAGAAGACAAAATAGAGGAAGAGAAGTTAAGTGGTGCTAAAGAACACGAAGACACTTGATGCGAGCCGAAGGCGAGCCTTTAAAAAGGCAATAGTTGGTTTTCAAGAAAGATTTATAAGAGGAAACAAATACACTATACACAATGGAAAAAAACACCTACGAATATATCTTTGAAGAACTGCAAGAAATTGCAATGGATCACATGAGAGTAGCAAACAGAATATACTCATTAAAAATACATGTGACAAGACTTATGGAAAATAAAAAATTTGGCAATGATATATTAGAGTTTGATGATCCTATATTGGAGGATATATCTCATGGATAACGACAGAGATGGAATACTTCGAACCGTAAAACAAAAACAGAAATGGTATTTTGATTGGCACGTAATGTTAGCATTCTTTTTCATAGGCACAGGTATAGGCATACCATTAGGTATTGCAATGCTAGTATGGAGAGCATGGTCAGAGTACAAGGGTCAATTTTGGGAACGTAAACAGGAGATTGGTGACTTGAATAATACATCAGCAGAGGCGATAAAGTAATGGCAAGTCCTATACGAGATATATTAGATTTATTACATGAGGACTGGTTGCCTGATGATATAAGGAAAGCGTTACAAGGATTGATGATAGAACTTATAGAAAATATGCTAGAAACGGATAAAGCAGGAGACAGATTTCGATGGTAGGCTATAACCAACTTGCTAAAGTAGTATGCATTGCATGCAGCGAGCCGTTAGGCGAGCACTCGAAAAAAAATTTGGTTCGGTGTTTGTTTCGCGTTCAAGGTACGATGGTCAGTAATGGCATAGAAAACACACCATCTGTTGATGGAATTGCACCAAGTACAGATATAGAGGATCAAGAATAATGGTCAAGATGGAGACTTTGAGAGATTTTGAAATGGCTCAAATGTTTAAAAGTAAAAAGAAAAAGAGGAAGACAGCAAAATGATCGTGTGTAAGGGATGGTGTGATTCTAGAAAGGGTCATAAACGACCATCTGATCCTTTTGCTACTAGTTCATATTGTAAACGGTGTAGTTGGTGGTTGCCAAAACAACCAAAAAACAAATGTCCATGTTGTCATGGATTGGTAAGAACAAGACCTAGACATACTAGACAACGTGCTGCTTGGAGGGCTAAACATGTCAAGAGAGCATAAGATCAGTACAAAGAAGGTCATCAAGTTTTTGATGAAGAGAGAATGGTCAGTATGGGATATAAAAGGTTCACATTATATTATGAGAAAGGCTAATTCAGACCTTCAACTACAAGTTCCATTGAGAAAAGAGTTAGGTAAAACTACTTTGGTCAGTACAATGGAACGTGCAGGTTTTACAGTGGAAGATTTATATGAGGAGTTAGGGTACAGATAGACATTGGGTAATCAATATTGGGGTGGAAAATTACTTGGTGGGTATGCAGGGTTGTATCATACAGCAGAAAAAATATCTAAGTATATTCCTGAATGTAAAAAATATGTTGAACCGTTTGCAGGGTTAGGTAGGTTACATAAATTTATCAAAGCAGATGAAATATTTTATAATGATATGTCAGATTTTGCTTTTGAATATCTTAAAAAAAATTACTCAGATGCAACAGTAACACAGCAAGATTTTACAGAGATGTTCAAACATGATAGTGAAGATACGTTTTTCTTAATTGATCCAGTATGGCGTGATGAACATTACTCTAGAAATAGCTTAACATTTATGGACAGAAAACCTTATGAGTATTATAAAAAAATATTTGAAATTGTGCCAAAGTTAAAGGCTAACTGGATTGTGTGTGGTGTAGCAGATGAACGCCAAACTAGAGGTTATATGTCAAACCATAATTATAATAAATTAATTGTTGAAAGTGAAGGTAACGTAATATTTGGTAAAAAAGCTAGAACATTATTAGTATCTAATATGGAGTTAAGTTAGATTTATATAAGGTGGAGATGGAGATAAACTATGTACAGCGATGAAAAAACTTGGAAAGAACACTACGATGATTGGACACATATCATCAAGCGTTTAGAAGGTAAAGACGGTGGTATTGTC